TTAGTCTATATTTATTTTAATTACAGAACAGGTTTCGATATTTACTTGTTTACAGCATAGCTGCCTAGAGTCAAAGTCCCTTGACCAATTGCAAAGCCAACTATCTAGCTCATCAAGCGAATATTCTTTAGTTGCCAAGCCCCGAGCCATTTCAACTACTTCATCTTCCGGGGCTGTTAGTTCATAACCATTGAGCAACAAAAAGACATACCCAGCCATCATGGCTGTTCGCTTGTTGGCATTGGCAAAAGGATGATTTTGAATCAGACTTTCAATTAACACAGAAGCAAGAACAAACATGTCATCTGTTTGCTCGTAATATTTCACTTGGCTTGGTCTTGATTGGGATGAACTAAGGTTATTGAAGTTCAATACTTTGATAGGCTCATTGGGAGTTTGCAACTCTATCAATGTTCTATTGATGTTTATTAGATCATCAATAGATAGATAGTTAATCCCTTCGACAAACTCCCCTGTGATGTTGATCACTCACTATACCTTAGCTAACTTTTCCATGGCTTTTTCATAGCGAGTGAAACCAAAGTCAAAAGCATTCTTGACTTGATTATCATGATTTCCTTGCTCGCTCATGGCAGCTCTTGGTGCTGCAATTTTACTTTTGTCACGAGCAGGTATATTCAAGCGATTAGGCTTTTGCAGTGCGTGACCCATATTAACCTCGTTATAAACCAATGAGTTATAATTTACATCTAGGTATACGATGCGTATTACCTCTGATTATAATGTAAGTTAAGCTACATTAAGTCAACAGTTTTGCTTGTATTTTACATTGACGCTCGTATAATTCGCGCCCAGCAAGATTGGCACCACCTAAAAATAACTACGCCACTCGAAAGTTTCTAATTTCATCGAGATTAGACAATTATTCGAGCTTATCTTTCATCGCACGCTGGCGTTGGTAAATTTCATCATTACGCTCGACTTGTGCTTGTGCCATTGCCCCCACCAGTGCGTCGAATTCCGGCATTGATAACACAACCTGTTGATTATCTGCATCCCCCATGCCATCACGTCACGAAAAAGACCTGATTTCGAAGCCGTCACTAACGGGTAAAGACGCGCCAATGAATCAGCACCAGCATTCCATGTATGACCTCCTCACTCAAACGTAAATGACTGTGACTCCTGTTCTGCACGCCATGCGACAATTTCCTGTCGTTTGGCAGCTTTTGCTGCCGCTTCGGTGTATTATTTAGTCTGCGCAGCAACTTCCTCTAAACACTTAACCACATCCGGCTTTAAATCCACCCCATTTCATACCAACAAAAATCATTTAACGTCCCCTAAATCGCACTTTCATCAGCAACAATTTCCACACATACTCTTCACTCTGTCGTGGAGGTTTTAAATACACATTATACGCATCTTTTTGCGTAACGAATTCATAACCCCCTTCCGCATCTGTTGTAATAATCGCAGCCGTATGCATAACCACATCAGATGAATTGACTTGAGCCCTTAACGTTATCTGACTCCCAACCAATGGCGCTCGCCGCATTCACTAATGCGCCAGAAATTAATACCGTCATATAACCTCAATAACAAAAAACCACCCGAAGGTGGTATTAAAATTATCCGTAACATACTAAATCAATAGATATTCAGACAAATAGATTTAACCATCATTGCTACTGATTTATCGGATTAATGAGTGTTGAGCCTTCTTTATATATTTCAGCCCTCTCTGTATTTGAGAAGATCAGTATCATATTTCTATCTGTAGTTCTCGATAAAACGATTGTATATGCACACTACTATGCATCCTCCTCTCCTTTGGCTGGAATGGGAATACTATAACTATTGACTGTTAACCTGCTAAATAGGCATGAATGAAGAGGAATTATGTTTACAAACAATAATCATCGCGGGATGAATGGTAGTCTTGCAACCGTTTTTATGATACGTGATATATCTAATCGTCACCTTCGCATCTTTAACTGCCGCTTTGAGTGTGACATACAACGAACAAATCAGCCTTCGATCTTTTTCTGTCGCAATTACCGTAGTTTGAGGCGAGTATTTAATGCCATTGATGATAACTTCTACACGAGTAGAGTGAATCGCGCCGGGCACAGATCCCTCCGAGGTGAATTGCATCGTTGGCATCAATAAATCAACCTCATAAGGCATTCCTCCTTTATAAATGACAGAGGTTTCTATGATTTGGTCATAACGCTTACCATGGATCTCACTCTTAGATACTTCCTTATAAATTGTTGCCGTTGCATTATCACCAACAAGCTTATCAACATAAACTGTTCCCCTAAATTCACCATCTCTCGCGTAAATTTTTCCTCTAAATATTCCATCATTAAATTCAGGGGTACCATTTTTATTAATTTGCCATCCTGATTTACCCGAAACGAAGTTATTCGACTGAATCACATTCCCTATTTTGGCATTGCTAATCGATGCATCGGCGATGAAGGATTCACGCATGAAAATCTGCCCATTTTTCATGAACATCAAGGGTTCCATTCGCCCTCGTGTTGGGTTAAAAAAGGCAAAATTATTTGCATTAAACCCAATAAACGATTCGATTTGTCCCCCTTTCACTTCCGCGCTCACCATCATGCTTGCCGCGTTATATTTTTTCCCATCAACCATAATTGTGATGTTTGTACTGTGCATCGCGTACCCGGCATTTTGTTTAAATTCCGCCTGCATCTTGGAGTTAATCAGCGCACCTTGATTATCCAATTTCGCCTGAACTTGCTTCTGTGATTCACTGAAAGACCTGTCTAAATTCGTCACCGCTTTATCAAGCCGAACAACGCCTGCGTTTACCCCATTAATTGATGCGGTCACTTGTGCGTATTTTTCTGCCCACGATTTTCGTTCATCCGCAAACCCACGCTCTAACGTTTTAAGTTGAGATTGTGCCTGTTCATGGTTTACCGTAACCTCTTTCTTTACTTCTTTAATTGCCGCACTATTGACTAATACCGACTCATTTAACCAATCCAGCTCTTGAGAGAGCTGTTTCCCAGCGTCTGTCGACATAAAATGCTCGTTCAAATCCGGCAAGATGGTATTCACATCAAACTCAGATTCTCCTCGCACCCATGACGTCCACTCGGATTCATTACCCGATTTATCAACAAGCCTTGCCCGAAAATAAAATGTAACACCGGCAGCTAACCCCGCCAACTCATGGGAATGCGAGGGATAAGGCACATCAGCCAACAACAAGGGATCATTACCATCATGGTTTTTACAATACTGGATTTCCGTTTTTAACGTGTCTCCCGTATTTTTATCAAACCCCCAGTCCAGCTTAATCCCGAAGACCAGCGGAGAAGCGTTGAAATTCACAGGCTTCGGCGGATTACCCACTTTTCCGGTCAGTGTCGTTTCGGGCGCATTTGCCCACACACTGGAAATTTCAGACGCATTAATTGCACGGACCCGCACTTGATATCGACCGGAATAAATCCCGTCAACGTCAAACCCCAGAGATGATGTCCTTGGTGCATTAACCCAATTCCCGTTGTCACGACGCCATTGAGCCTCATAGGCAATCGCACTTTCAGCAGCGTCCCAACTGACACTGAGAGTGGTAAACGCCATGCCTTGATCAACCCTAGAATAAGATGAGATTTTTACGTTTTTCGGTGCTAGCTGAACACTTGGAGGAATAACTGTAATAGGACGCTCATCAATTCGCGCACCGGAATCAATGTGCTCATAGTTGTCAGGATTATGAATAGCACCGCTAATGGTGTACGTGTTATCGCCATTGTCGGTAATATTAATCACTCGGTACAACTGTACAGCCAAATCATTCGAATCCACCACCCACACTGCGTCTTTTTGCAGTGTTTGAGAATAACCTACCGAAACCGTCACCACCTTTTTATTCACCGCCGTCACGGTACGTGCCTCTGACTTTCCATCCGGTAGGTTGATGATTAAACGGTCGCCAGCTTTCAGTGATGTTTCTCTATCAAGTGTGATATTTCTCCCATTAACAGCAGAAATACGCCCGCCCGTATCTCGCCCTGCCAAGTTTGAATCAGCTACGGCAATGATATGACCCGGAGAGGGGATCGCCCCTTCTAACCCTGTAGCAAAAGTGATCATGCGGTCATTGGCATTAGTCAATAATGCCCAGCGACCACGACGATTTGCTTCACTTCGACGAGTACATCCAATCGCAGAGAGTTCTGTTTTGCGCACGCCATAACGATGCTGGAGCTTTAAATCCGCAACCGCTTCGATATCATCTTTGCTGTGGTTATCCGTATCCGTAAATGAGATCAGTGCTTGGGTGTAACGATTCTGGATACTACCCCCCGAATAGGACGGTTTTCCCCCAACAATATTGGCATTAGTAAACGTACGAAAGATTGGTGCAGGCATATCAGCAATCGCATTGACTTTATTGTCCGCCCAAAAGGTCATTCCACGAAAAATAGCCGCAACATCGCGTAATACGGTATACGCTGCCTCTTGTGATTGAATATATACATCACATAAAAAACGAGGCTCTTTACCGTCACCTCCTCGCCCATCAGGCACCAATTCATCACAATACTGTGCGATTTTGTACAAATCCCACTTTTCAATCTGATGGGCTTTAATTCTGTCACCACAGCCATAGCGATTGTTCAGGACTAAATCATAAAACACCCAAGCCGGGTTATTGGTCGCCGCCAGCTTAAACGTTCCATCCCAAACACCTGCGTACGTTCGGTTTACGGGGTCATAATTTGTCGGCACTTTAATGAATAACCCCCCTGTCGGGCGAACACTAATTTTAGGGATACGGTTGTTAAATTGGCGGGCATTAAATGTCACAAACAAAAGAGCGGTATTAGGATACCGTAGCTTGGCGTCAATCACCTCAGTGACCGCAGCAATCGAGACTTTATCGGCAATACGAGCAGTATTCTGATTTTTGGTGAGTCGCCGAACGCGTAATTGCCAGCCGGTCGTGGCTGAGGGTAAATCGACACGATGGGTGCGCTGATACTCACTGGTCGTTTTTCCATCAAATGCAGATTTAACGAGCTCGTGATACCCAGCACCATCAGTAGATAAATCAATCGCATACTCAATACGATATCCCGTTGTATCACCATTATCATGTTGACGCATTAACTGAGGCACCGAAAAGCGAAGGCGAATCGCGGATAACTGAGTATTATTAATGGTTCTAATGTATGGCTGATCGTCTTTCAGCTCCATGCCGACGGCAATATCATTATCGACCGAGGGAATGCCTTTGATGTACTCTTGCTGTTCGCTGCCGGGACGAAACTCCCATGTCACGCCTTCGAAGTTTTTTGTTCCATCGGCATTACCAATCGGTGTCCCATCCAAAAAAATACGCGTATCATCCAAGCCGCCAGCAATCTCGCCCTCAGATATCGCTAACAGAATTTTGGCTGTCGATTCAGAAAGTAAATTATCTTTTGCTTCTACGGGCGTATGACCGCCCCCACCGCCACCTTTTGCACCGTATATCGTTTCCATATTTCACCCATAAAAAAGCGGCAATTAAGCCGCTCGTGTTCACGTATTCGTTTTGCTATTTCTGATCTTCGGTATAGATCCCCGCAGAGATAATGGCACCGCCGACTTCGCGGCGCTCTAGCCCATATAACAACGGGACGGGATTACCTTGTGACGTCGTATTCACCACGCCACCAAACGCATAAGAGGGTTTATTATCCGCATCTTGCCGCATGGATAAGCCTTGAGGCTGAGGCGAGAGCATTTGCACCACACCACCGAGTGCCATGGCAGCACCACTCATCGCCAATGCCCCTCCCCATGCCCCCACAGCGGTAAATGCGACAGAGAGACCTCCCGATAAAAATGCGGCAGCACCAATTAGCGCAACACCCAGTATGGTCTGGAAAAAACCGCCACGTTTGCTCCCTTTAATCACGGGGACAATACGAATATCTTCGCTAGTATCAAGATACAGCTCATCCTCCTTGATGTTCCGCTTACCTTTGAACACCGCAAATTCCAACCCTTTAAGATGGGCATTCGCGAGAAACTGCTCAAACCCATCATAAAGCACGGATAACGCTTTAATGGCTTCACGGGGGGAATCAATAGCAAGCCGATGTTCACGTCCAAATTGGGTACCTAAAACACCATAGAGCTGTATTGTTTTTAAACTCATGCCAACTCCTTACGTCTGACTATTTTCACGGTTCTATCGCGCCAATAATCACTGTAGGGGACAAGGCAACTCAGTTGTCCGTACAAATGATGAAGCAGCATACCATTCACTATCACCCCTGCATGGTTCGGAACGTCGGCTTGCACTTGCATAATGACCATATCGCCTTCCTTTAAATCACCGGCAAACTCGACAAAGCCCGCTTGCTGCCAGTTATCCATATACAAGTTTTCCCCCGCTTCCCACCAGTGTCTCTCGACGCTGTAATTAGTCAGCTCAATCCCGTGCATCTGTCGGTAATAATCCATAATGAGCGACCAACAATCTGCGTGACCAAGCACAAACGGACGACCTTCTAATTCACGTTCTGCGCGAGGCTGGATGATGCGAATGTCACCTTCTGGCCATGATGCTATTACCCATGGTAACCCCGTCGCATCACACTGCAGCTTATCAACTTCACTCGGTTGAGACGTCACCCCATCCCCGCAATGACTATGCACAATCGCTATTGGCTCGCCCCAATCTTCAGCGTTCGCATAATCTTCAGGGGAAAGTTCAAAGTGTTCTGTGGGATTATCGGAGAGGTTACGGCAAGGGAAGTATTTTTTGACTCGGCTTTTTTGGCAGATAACACCACAAGCCTCTTTGGGATATTCCGCTTTGACATGCTGAAATATCGCCTCCGTTAATTTCTTTGTGATCATCGTATTAATCCCGCTGCTGGGAATCCTCCAAAATCCAAAGGCTCATTTTCACCAAAGCGTTTTTTGCAATCACTAATAAGTCCACCGCACTTATCTAATGCGGGATCATCAACTGGCTCACCGCGTTCATTAAAGTAATTATTGCCGGTATAGTTACAGCCTCGTCCGCTTCGATAATCGCCTTTCATACACCAGAAACAGAGATTGTGAATTTGGCGACCGGGGATCATAACCCCTTGCAAATCGAACGGACTCGATAACTCAAATTCAACTGTTTCTCCCGCGACTTCGCTCATTTTTCTGTCGATGAAATAAACCTGTTTGAAAAATTCTTCAGGGTTAGCAGTAGGATTTCCCTCTGAAAAATTCTTAGCATCTAGATAGTGCGCGAAGGTTTCATAAATCGTCACTTTCACCAGTGCCATATCATCGAATTGCAAGCACAACGAGGATATCAGCCCCTCGATATTCGCCACTCTTAGTCGGGGTCTGGCTGGACTACCATCACTGTTTTTAGCCATGCCCTCGATTTCATAAGCCCATGCGCCATATTCATGCCCTTGCCACCAAATGGACTTTGGCTTGATGCCTCCCCCCGCGGTATCAATATCTTCTGAGGTGTGCAGTAAGTTATAAGCATGAAAGCGAAGAATAGGCGCATCAAACTCACTACCGTCCACTTCAATTAATTGAACCTTATTCCCTGGTTCTAATTTTTGAATGTCAGATGTTATGTTCATGCACTAAATGCCTCAATAAATGTGGTCGTGACTGCATACTGATTACCGCCTAATGCTTTCACTTTGTATTGTTCACAACGAAAAAAACCGATTGAGCGAAGGGGAGGCTTCCAAAGAAAAAATTTATGTCCCCCATGACGATCAAAAAAGGCAACAATCTGTTCGATCATTGCCTCTCCACCAACAAATTCCAGTTGCCAACTATCAGAGCGGTGATTTAACCCATCACCTGCTGTTTGTGTGTATCCATCACCGAACTGGGCTTTTTTAACTCTGAATGTTGTCTCACTTTGTGCATTGATACGCGGACACCAAGTGAATGTTTCTATCATATTAGCGCTCTCTTCGATACATCATCATCCATAGTGGCGTGCCTTCTCTTGAGGCTTGCTCATTAATTACCTGAACAATTTCATTTTTTAATTGCAACCTTGCACCATTCGCATCGCCGGAGGACTCTCGCTCAGGTTTACCGTCACTCGTGATATAAATGTCACCAATGCCAATATTGATGGCTTGATGGCGCATAACGGATGCAGGTGTGTTTTGTGCTTTCTCTAAGCCGAGAACACGAACCCCTAACGAACCATCAACACTTCGAGTCAGTGGCATAATCGCTTCGGGACCCGCTTCCCCCATTAAGCCCGCCCCTTTTGCAAAAGCAAAATAGGTAGGCGTGCTCACTATCTGATTGCTATAACGACTGAGGCTCGGAGAGTCATAAACGCCCCCTTTCGCATTGGCAACCGCCCCGCTCAGAAATTTACCCACACTGCCTATCACCCCGCCTGCACTTGACAGGGATTCAAAACTGCGCACCATCGCAGCATGAACCAAGATTTTTTGAATGGATTTAAGCACATCCACCGACCACTCACGCCAACTGGCTTTGTTGTCGTTTAGCATCTCGGTGATGTTATTCACCATTCCCCCCATCGCATTCTGCACGGCGGATGCTGCCTGCACAGCATAATCTCCGCTCTCTGCGACCCAATCCTCCAGACCTCGAGAAACACCACTACGCCAATCTGATTGCACCGCCTTAAGATTCTGGTATTTCAAGTCCAGTGCTTCAAGTTCACGATGATAGGCTTCTGTTGCAGCATCTTTCTTATCCGACTTTTCAAAAACACGCTCAATCTGTTGGCGCTCATCGTAATAACTGCGATTGAGGCTCCCCATACTTCGAGTTTCATCAATCTGTTTGGCATCATCATGGAACTTTTTAGCCCCGTCTCGCATGGCTTTTAGCGCATCATCCATTTCGCGCTGTTTTCTCACCGCCTCATCCGCTTTTTGCGTCCACTCCGCCAGCGCAACTGAAGACGCACGGATCGCCTTACGCTGCTCATCCGTCCATTTCGTTCCCGCTTCATGTGCCGCCGCATACAACTCAGCAGCTTTCTCCCCTTGAGTCGCGCGAACTTTCTGCACCTCAGTCGCTATACTCAAATCCGCCATTTTACGTGCATACTGTTCTGAGCGTCTTTCAGCTTCGCGTTGTGCGTTGTTGTACGCATTTTGCGCATCCTTCCCAGCTTTTATCGCCTGATTCTGTTTTTCCTGATTACGGTAGATGACAACCTGATTATCAATATATTTCTGACGAGCCTCTTGATGAGCCATATCCTTCGTCAGTCCCATGTCATCCGCGGCAAATTCTGCCTGACGGATAACCTTTGCCTCCCCGGTTAGCACCGATAATGCTTTATCCCGTTCAGATTTTTGTAGAAAATCCTGTTGTTTGTCACTCAAGGGCGCAGCGGGGATGCGCATCGGACTGCTCACCAACGTCTGGCGATTACTCAGAATTTGGTTACCGATAGACATTATCCGGTTAAATTCAGAATGCTCAGCATTCATCATCAACAAGCTTCGGCGCATATTTGCCTGTGCCAGCGTCTGTTGACGTATCAGAAAATCACGTTGACTTTCAACTGCTTTTAACGCTGCCTGAATTTCTTCCGATTTCTGCGTCAGTGCATTGAGCCTACTTTGCTCCACAAAAAGTGAACCCTGTGCAGCCGCAAGGGATTTGACGACTTCCTCCTGACTCGTCAGGTGGTTAATCAGATAACCATTGATACTGGGACCCGGTGAAGCCAAAATCTGCTGATACCCGTTTATCGCTGATTTTATTGCCTCGACTTTCTGGCGCTGCTCATCAATCAATTGATTCTGTGCAACTAAAGATGCTTTGGTTTTACCCACATTATCTGAGGTTTCCGGCAAGGTCATTTTATTGAGATTAGCTCGAACCTGCTCGATCGCAGCGGCATATTCAAGCGCCGATTGTCTCGCTTGTTCCTGCTTTTGGTACATTGCATACCATGCACCCGCCCCCAACATCACCAATCCAGGAATACCACCAACTAAACCAAGCGCACCACCAAGAAGACGGGAGCCAATTGCGGTCACATTGTTTAAGTTTTTCTGGGCAGTATTTCGCGCAGTGATATTACGAGCAACTAAAGCCTGAGTCCTGGCAAGACGCTTCTCTGCGGCGGCTTGTGCCTCTGTCCCTTTTGCTGCCATCAGCGCTTTTTGAGCGCGATACTCTGCGGCGCGTGCTCGAGCCACTGCAATCTGAGCGCCTTGTACCTGAGCCTGAGCCAGTGCAATCTCACTTTTTGCCGCATTTGCCACCCCGATGGCAGATCTGACAGCACTGGCAGTCAATCCACCGAAATACCGCGCCAGCCCGACACCCACCAAAGCACCCGCAACAGTGGCGATATTGTTGATATTATCTGCAATACCATTTAATGCGCCGGTTAACGCGCTCGTTGCTCCAGATGCCTCATTCGCACCACCAACCCACGCCATAAAGGCATTTTCAATTTTCTGCGAAGCGCCGCTGACCGTCTGCGGTAATTGCTCAAACTCCTTTCTAAGCTGTTCGGTGTTGGTTAAGATTGGCACAATCTTATCCATGGTGAGCTTGCCGCTCTGTGACATTTCGCGCAAACCACCAATGGTAGTCCCCATTCCATCAGCCAGCAATTTCGCCAGTCTTCCGCCGTTCTCCATCACCGCGTTAAACTCTTCACCGCGCAGAACACCGGATCCGAGAGCCTGACTTAACTGTGTGATCACGGAGCTGGCTTCTTCAGTACTGGCGCCCGACAACTTCAGCGAGGTGGCTATCGTTTCCGTGACGTTCGCCACATCCTCGGAAGCATAGCCCGCATCTCTCATCGACTGGGCAATACGCGCATATAAATTGGCGTTTGCCGCCAGCGATGTCCCTGTGCGCTGACTCAAAGACATCAGCGCTTGCTGAGCGCGACTAAAATCTTCTGCCGACACAGAGGCTAACTTTAAACGACCACTCAATTGACTCCACGTATCGGCATAATGAATCAACTGAGAGGTGGCAAAAGCGCCTGCCATTGCCCCCATCACCCCGGTAGCAGTCGATTTGATGGATGCCAGATCGCGATTCAGTTCACGAATTGCACTTTTCGCTTCCCGTGATGCCGCCGCACTCCGGCGCCCTCCCTGCTCCAACGCCCGGTAATAGTTTTCGCCCATCCGTGATGCACGAGCTATCTCAGCCTGAAACGAGGATGAATTTGCCGATATTTTAATAATTAGTTCACGAAGCTTTGCCATTAAATGCCCCCGTTATCGCCTTACAATCCACCTTCTGATATCGACTGCAAAAATTCCTCCAAACTGTCATCTGCAACTCTCTCGTCCCGAGCACCCCATCTCAACATTGCATCATGCAGGCTGAGTTTCCCCCCTTGAGCACCGTACAAAGACGAAACGATATGCGCCGTTTGTATGTCTCCGCGGATATCCCCAATCGGACTAAGACGATCAAAAGCCATCCACATGATCAGTTCATCGGCGCTCATCGTCCTTGTCAGTTCATCCACTGTGCGCCCCATCCGGAGCGCCAGTGTCATCAGGAAAAACATTTCCGGCTGCGCTACTTTTTTTCTGCTTCATCCGGCGTGGTCATCAGATCTAGCGCCTGTTTCAGCAAACGAGCATGAACAGGACCATAAATCCCCATCAAAATATCGATATCTTCATCAGCGAAGACGCGCTCCTTGTCTTCATCAAGGAGGATATCTGAAAACATCACCACATCCGCACGTAAATTGCGCTGAGCCTGTTCCGCTTCAGAGTATTTACCTTCACTTTCTGGCTCTGAATTCATGAGCTCACGCCACTTTAGCCACGCCGCTGAAGAAGGTTCACGTAAAATAACTTGCACCCCATCCCATTCAGGCACCCCCACCCGTTTAGAACGGAACGCATTTTTTGGACTGAGCGCTAACTGTCTTAATATTGAACTTGCCATCGATTACGCCCCTTTTCCTCGTCCAGCGACTGAAGGGGTCTTAATCGGAACCGGTTTACCTTTCACGCGTAGTGTAAATGAGGCAGAAACCACGCCACTGGTTGCAACACTCCAACTGTTTTGACGAACTTCCGCCAAAAAGGCATAACCATTACCGGAAGGAAACTCCACTTTAAACGCATGGATAGCGTCATTGTCATAAGCCGTTCGCAGCGCTTCTTGCCCCTCATCCGGAGACCAATGCCCGGAAATGGTGATTTCCCCCGGAGATGCCAATCCATTCGTCATTTCCTGCTCTGTTGAGCATAGTGTCGTCACATCAATATCGGATTTTTGACCACCGGTATAACTGATTTCTTTTGCCGCACACGCAAGTGGTAAAAACTCCGCAGAGGTTGGGTTGGCTTCCGTTGCAGGGAGCTTAGAAATGCTAATTTTCGTTCCCTGTGTTTTTTCATATTTACTCGACATCGTTATTTTCCTATCAGTATAAAAAAAGCTGCCGAAGCAGCTTATGGGAAAGGGAAGGGATTATTGCCAAACTTGGCACTCTATGGTGGCTCGATACAATGACGTATCGGGTTCATAATCTTGCTTTCGCACGATATTCACAGGTGCTAACACCTGAATGGCTAGCAACGCTTTCGCACGTATATCACGCGCCATGTCGGGTGTTTTTGCATAAACGTCGATCTGGATCTGCGTCATGGTGCTCGCTTGCCCACTCAACACATCCTCATCAATATCGTAAAAAGAAAAGATTAACCACGGCGGCGTGATCGCTGGCTCCTCTTGCGGCGCTACATAAGGAAAGACCTGAGAAGGTAATACCGGTGACAAAAGGTGAAATAAATCGGACTCTGTCATCAACGTAATACCTCATCAATAGCTTGATTCAATTTACTGATCGCAAAATTAGCCGCCTCATCCGCTTTAGCATCAAATGCTGGTCTGATAAACGGTTTAGGCGCCATTTTAGATGTACCGTATTCCAAAAAACGCCAATAAAAGGCATTTCGAGGATCGCTCGCTTTCAAAGTAGTATCACTGTTATTGCCGGCTTGATTCGAACCTCGAACATACACACCCGCGGATACTGTCCCCTGCTGGCGATTGCGTTGAGTCATCGAGACAATATTTTTTGCCAACTTACCAGTTCGTTTCGGTGCTTTGGCTCTCGCTTCATCTCGCAACATTCCCGCCGCCTCAGAGACCGCTTGTCGTAAGACTTTGTGATTTTCCGCTTGGCTGAGTAAATCTAAATCCTGAGAGATATTCAAAAGCTCGCCAAAATCAAGATGCATATCAACCATCTTTCACCCCGTATTTACACAACAATTCAAGCCGGGTAAATTTCACATCGGGAATTACCGCCTGAATTCCATAAATTCGCCCGCGATAAACCATCCGACAAGCTGGATGAATATCAGCTCGGTAACGCATCCACACGCGAACCGTCACCTCAGACATCTCCGCCCCTGAAGACATCAATTCTCGACCACTGATTGAATTGACCTCAGCCCATGTTTCGCAAATTGGCATCCATGTTTTTTCTCGAGTCCCGGAGCTCAACGGTTTCGTCACGGGTCTTTCTATTCTGACTCGATGCCGCAATCGACCTATATCCATTTTTTCTCCTACAGATTGATAAACCGATAAGGCTCAAGCAGCGCCTTGAAGCCAGGAGGGAGGGATGAAGACTCGCGATTTTCATAAAAATGACCGACGACTAGCATGATCGCTAACTCAATATCATCTGAAATGAGCAAGCCATCCGGATCTGACTCAGGAATGGTGTCCTCATACAGTTTCCGATTAATGTAATTTTCCACTCGCTTTTTGGCTGCCAATAAATAGGTCTCCAATAGATCATCTTCAACAACATGATCTTCATCGATCCGACATTGAATTTTTAATTTTTCTAGTGTTGGCAATGGCATGATTTCACCTAACTGCCTGCGCCCCTATCTAGATCGCAGGCACAAAAAAACCGCAATTAAGCGGCGCTTGATTCAAGGCAATGACATCTTATTTAGCGGCAGCTTTACCCACCAAAGCTTTAATGGCAGAGGTATCTTCAAGCACGCAGTCAAAACGGTGAAACGCCAAGAATGCCGTTTGATCAAAATCGGCAAAACGCTCAACTAAACGGCGTAATGTCATATAGGTCACACGGCGCACGATAAAGCGATCAAAGTCACCACAGTAAATAAACTTATTCCCCGCCCCCATGTCAGCAATGGCTTGGTCAATAGTGTACTGCATACCTAAAATCGTAGATGGCGCAACACCAATAATTTCAGGTAACCAAAGCGGACGCCCCTGCGCATCTACTAACTCAGTAATCACTTTAAGTGTGCTGTCGTTAAACGCTAAACGAAATTTACTCCCGTTACGATAAGCTGGATCAATAGAATGCTTAAGCGCATTAATATCTTTCCACCCGAAAGACGCAGCTGCATCAACCGTGCCAGTCACCGATGCTTCAAGCCCTTTTGGCTGTAACGGTGTACCTTTTCCTGTACCTTTTACTAGGTATTTTGCCTCACCACGCCCAATGCGTTGAGCAATGCGTCCCGCGAGATAAGCCTGCATATCGATGCCACTATCTTGAAGTAGCTCATTCGAAACTCGGATCATTTTTGAAGAAAGTTTTTTAGCACCCAATGTTGCCGAACCAAACTCCACATCTTCTTCGGTTGTCTGGGTGTTTTCACCTAACAGCTCACCTTCCTCCATAGTGCCGTCCGATGTTGACCAGATAATATCTTGACCGTTGGAGGTATTGAGGATCCGAGCGATATTGGCAATACCACCATAAGCTTTCATCTGCTCAACTACCTTGTTAAGCATCTGTGTTGGTACGGTAAATCCCCCTTTTTCATCTGGCGTAACACCTTGTGCTCGGGCTTCTTGATTCAATTCACGCAATGCTTGGCGCTCTTCCGCTGTTAACTCGCTAGCACCACAACGCAAGAATCGGTCAAATGCAGCATTACGACGTTCTGCCTGTGTTTTATCTGAGTCGCCTGTCGGCTGATTGCGCTGCTCTTGCGCTTTATCGTCAACAAACGCTTGATCTAAAGAGCGGAGTTGCTCTTCACGTTCAATCTGCGCATCCAATTTTTCAAGTTCAGTTTTTGCTTTATTCCATTCAGTACGCTGCTCATCCGTCATCATACCGTCACCCACATTTTCGTGGATAGCGCGCATCTCTGTCGCAATGGTGTTACGTTTTTGTTTTAATTCATGAAGCTTCATCGTCATAGTATTACCTTATGCATTGAGTAAAGTTAAAACGCGCTCACGCGCTAATTTTTGATTAATGGCTTTCTGCAAGTCGCCGCTGTCTCTCGCCTCTTTCCATGCATTCATTGAACGTATAGCTGCGCCAGCTTCCTGATAGGCGGGATAAGTCACCGGACTCACATCGAATAAACGAGAAAATCTGTGAATTTCACGAATAATCACCCCATCATCATCCTGATACCAATCTTCGCCATCTCGAGCGACACGAAAGGAAAAAGAACTCTGATTAATATCCCCACGTTGCATAGGAGCCAATACCAAATCGCGGATCGTTTGGGTATCAGGTACGGTAATGTCGTAAACCAAACCGCGCTCATTCACACTTAATGACAAAGTCCCCGCCGCTGTTCTGCCCAAAATATAATTAGGATCATGGTTAAACAGCCCTCGAACATCATCATTCAGTACGTCATCAAATGCGCCCGGCTTAATAATTTCTTTAAATCCACACATCAACTCGGAACGAGAATCAAAAACAGAACCTAACCCGATTATATGGGAGGCGCTCCCCTCATCTCTGGACTCTGCTCTCACTTCCCCGATATAGCAGCGAGTTTCTTGGTTACTGCTCACTAGTATCTCCTTTGAGTTTTTTTGTTTGACTCCCCACAGGCTGAGTCGCATTCACACTGACTAACATTTCATCCAGCCCATCAACTGGGTTCATATCTTCGAAAGCGCGCACTTCATTTCGACTCATCCAACCATCAGTAATAGCAAAATGATAAAAATCAGCGCGCTCTTTAGCGGTACCTCGCAATAAGCCCGCCAAATTAAAACGCGCGTAAAATCCTGCCGCCCTTTCTTGTCTTGTGAATAAGCGCCGATTCAGCTCCTGCTCCCAATTCACTACCCACGGCATGATGGTATGGCGTACAAATTGAATGGATTGTTCTGAGATATTTGAATACGTCGCTTTTTCAAGATCATTAATCATGTGCGCAGGCAGATTAAATATGCCCGCAATCATCGAGCGGTTCAGCTTTAGCATATCAATGAGCTGAGCATCGACAGGGGAAACTGTTAGCGCCTTGTAGTCGAGATCAGCAGGGATAAGCATGGTTTTATTCTCCTGACTACGGAGTGCGGCGCTTGCCTTTTGCCACATATCTTTTATACGCGCCCAACCGTCTTTATTTAGATCACCTTTAACAGACAAAATTCCTGCTGGTCTAGCGTTACCACCAAAGAAAGAGCTGGTGTATTTTTGCCCACTCATCCCCATACCAATCGTTTCAGCATGCTGAGCAATCGGGCTTAACCCCATCCGTTGATTATTTCCCAAAGCACGAATGTGGATCATGTCATCAGGGCTGATAGCAAAATTACCGCAATCATTGTAAACGCCGTAGGTATAACGCCCCCCCGCATTCAATAGAGTGGTTTCCCACGGCATACACGCCTCAAGACTAACCACTTCACCTTTACGATTACGCACAACCTGCGTGTAACCATTCCCCCACCCTAAAATGTGTCTATGCTTGGTTTCACGCCACTTGTAACTGGTTTGCCAGTTATTCGGTTCATCGTGAATCAAATAAAATAAGGGGTGATCTCGTGCTATCTCAACTGTATTGCCAGACTTTCGCATGACATGCAGGGGCATTTGGGCAATTGAAGAAGAAAGAACATAAATACACGCGTATACTGCCGCTAATTTCATCGATGTTTCAGGGCTAACATGCACATCTGCCGTAAAAACCCCCTCGGTATCAATCGAGTCGGCGGTAATTGGCGTTGAGGGATTTTCTATACTCGTCGGTTTATCATGACGAAATAACGCATTCAAAATCACATCACCTCCTCATCGCCGCAAATAATGCATAAATGACCCACACAGAACCACCAAGTATTAATGTATTCGGCAGTCCGTATTTAAGATAACAACCCGCCATCACCGCACAAAATCCCGCTAATGCAGTAATATCAATAAAGAGATTTTTCATAGGAATAGTAAGTCTTCGTCTGGATCTATGGATGCGAGAAAATCACTTTCTTCGTGAAGCATGGCTCGACCAATAGCCATAATTAATGCCACAGCTCCATCAATTTTGTTTTCGTTTTGCTCTTTGATAGGTCTTACCACATCGTCATTACCGGGTAAGAATTTGCCAACAACATTACCGATACACCATGTCATGATAGGATTGCCATCATGATGAAAACGCCCTGAAGCAATTGCAGCCTCAAGCTCTTTCATGGGATCAGACATATTTGTGTAGTTTTGCACGATGGTGATAGGGTTTAATCCCTCATCAGCCAGTTGATGAGATAAATTTGTCGCCCCGTGAGGATCAATAGGGCTTTCATCAATCGGATTACTCAAATTATCAGCTTTTGCATCCTCCAATATAACGCGATAATCAATTTCAGCCCCATCCGTTAATGTTAAGTGCTTCGTTTCAACCCATTTTTTAAAGCGTTCAGCCGTTCGTTGATTTTCAATATCTGCACCAAAAACAGCATCGTAAGGCACATAAAAACTCGGAGAAATGCAGTAATAATGCCGTTTTCCCTCAATATCTCGTGTAAACAATTTAACGCGGGAATTCATATCCAGCTTTCTCGCCAGGTCGAGCGCCTGAACGCAGGATTGCCCTTCAAACATCTCTATCGTGAGTGTTTTGTCTTCACATTCACGCCAACTGAGCATATTGAAATAGGCCGAACGCGCGGAAACCCAAATATTCAAATGTTTCGTCTTAAATATACTGGCAAGTCTTGGGTTGTTTTTAGCGCGATTTTGCTGACTCATTAAAAAATCGCTGTAAACAGAAATCCCCATATTCGGATTCGCTTTCTTTAGTACCTCGGGATCTGCCCAATCATCCCCATCATCAATGGTATAAATCACCCCAAATAATTCATCGTTCGGTACAGTACCATTGAGCATTTCAATGACTTCTCGTCGCTTGTCATAACAAGGACCTTCAATGTTATATCCCGCCGTCGTAATTGCCCACATTAACGGCTGACGCCTAGCTCCCATCCCGGTAAGCATGGTTGTGTAAAGTGAATCCGTATCATGTTCATGGTACTCATCCACAATGGCACAGTGAGGAGATTGACCGTCCCCGGGATTACCAATTAATGGTTCAAATCGAGCACCGTCTTCTGGGCGATTCATATTTTTCGCATTGACTTCAATACCAAATGCTTCAATTAACAAAGGAGTACGCTTACACATTAACTTCGCAGGTCGAAAGACTTCCCACGCCTGCTTTTCCGTCGTCGCACCAGAATACACTTCAGCACCAAATTCGTTATCACAAGTGAAACAATACAACGCAACACCTGCCGAAATGGCTGATTTGCCATTTTTACGCGGAATTTCCGTATACACTTCCCTAAAACGTCGAAGCTTTGTTCCTTTATGCACCCACCCAAACGCGCTGCACACAATAAAAAGTTGCCAAGGCTCCAACGTAATAGGCATCCGCTTAAATGCCCATTCCCCTTTTGTATGAGGTAATAATTGAATAAACTTAGCGGCTTTTTCGGCTAAATCTTTATCAAAGCGATAACGGAATTTTGTGTTTTTTTCTTGTGCAATATCGTTAATATGTCGCTGACAAGCATCTCTAACATATTGGCATGCGGTGATCTTGCCACGCACCACATCACGCGCATATTGGTTAGCCGCATTGACATTGGGGTAAGATTTACGACTCATGAAGTAATAATTCTCATAAATGGGTTATCGTGTTTCGTCTGTCCAGCCGCGCCAATAAGCCGCTGCCGACTGCTCGGATCTAAACCCAGCATGGCGCCCGTGCGGTCCATTTCACTTTCTTGATCTTTTTTTGTGGTTAAATCTGGGTTTTTAATCGGTCCACCTGTTGCACCCGTTAAGCGAGTACCATCTCGCATGATGGCGATCACAGCATGACGCCAGAGATGATAAGCAACACACCAACGTTCAAGAACAGCCAAATCGGTAATACACAAAAGACCTTGCCCACAAAGTTCTTTTATTGTGAGCTCCCACATCACCACGGCAAGTTCTAGCTTGTTTTCAATAAACCACTCGGGAGGTGCAACTCCTTTTAATGGAGTAAATACGGGTTCATCTTTGTTTAATGCCCGTTTCCCCGGATTGCCGGCTAATTCTTTTCTGGCAGTAGGCTTCGGGCGACGACCAGATTTACCCGGCGTGCCAGCCATAAAAAAACCTCCAATAATTCGGATTCAGTTCAAAAAAAGGTGATTTATCGAGCTAATTTTAATTTTATTTTTCGCGGGTATAAAAATTCGATTGAAGCGGCGGTACTTTAGGGCGAAAGTGGTAGGGATTTGACCCGCCCCTCCCCCTTGTGAGTTGTCGCTCATATAGCGGCTATCTTCTGGTTCGTTCGCTTGCAGTCTTACGTTTATGACACGACCAACACAATGCTTGCAGATTGCTATCGTTATCGGTACCGCCATGCGCTTTGGGTTTAATATGGTCTACCGTCTTGGCATCTACAGCTCGACCAGACCTTAAGCACTCTTGGCATAGATGCTTATCACGATGCAAAACACGAGCACGTATTTTGTCCCACTTGACCCCATAACCACGCTCATGACGGCTCTTACCTTGCTGGTGGTTTTCCCAGCCTGTATTCATGTGATCTTGGCAATAGCCACTGCGATCGGTTGTTGTTTTACGACAGCCGCACTTACGGCAAGCTCGTGCTATACGTGGGGGCATAAGCAACCTCAAATAAAAAATAACCAGCTATTTGTTTAGTGTTTTTTGTTTATCCACCCTGCAACTAAAAAACAAAGCAACAGCAGATATCACTAGGATACTTGCAATAAACAGCCGAAAAGAGGATCCATTAAGAGCTATTGAATTTTTTTCTCCAAAAATTTATATTAGCAAGCGTAATGAGATTATTTTTTCATACATAGCCTTTCATTACCCGCAGGTATCTGCGGCTTTTTTTATTCTTCAGGAACACTTTTATCCAACTCTTCACGAAATTGAACTGGTTTATCGAATCCTTGTGCTGACATAGCATTTCTCCATTAAGAAGCCCCACGATTACAAGGCTTGTTATTGTTAAACTACCCGTACTGCTTTCTTATGGACTACTTGATTGACTTGCCCATCTTGATAAACCATTCATGTATGGTGTGAACTGATGAAGAAAGTCAGCCAAATCCAATAACCAATCAGGAAACCAATTACGAACAGCTACGCGGCACTCACCATGAACATCTCCGACATAGATTGGCACAATCCCCATGAATAAAGCGTAATGGTCGTAATCCTGCTTCATCTGTTCCCTCGTCAAGTGATTGAATATCGCCATTAAATGCCACCTTCAGTTAATCAAAAACATCAAAACAATCGATTGAATAAAAAATATCTCATTGATTTATCATCAAAAAATTATTTTCCTTCATATTCCCTATGTGAAATATTGAAAAATATCAGCTGATAAATTTAAATTTAGGACGTTAATGGGAACTCTTGTTAGCTTAGTAGCTCATGTATGTTGTCACACCTTCGTTTGTTGACTGCCCCCTCATTGGACACTTGAGGGGTTTTTTTTATCTATTTGCAACTCTTTGACTAGATGTTCAGCGAGTTTTTTTGAGAATGCTTTGGCGTATCGACTACCAATATCACCGTCGTCATACTCAGCGGGATCGTACGCCTTCAGAAATGCTTCAATTTTTACCGCTAATACTTATTCACTCATCGTAAACACTCCGTTCTAATGTAATTCTGCAAATACAAAGTTTGCTTTTCGTTCTCTGTCATCATTTCTCTGAGACGCCAATAATCTTGTTCAACTGATTCACTAAGTCGTGCGGAGGCTTCATTGCTTCCGCTTTCGGCTGTATTCGCTTTGGGCTTTGGACAGTCAGCTTTGACGTACACGCGCTTAGCGCCATTGCGAACATCATTACGCAACTTATCAATTTCAGCTTTTGCATTTGTGAGTTCCGTTGTGTGTTTGGTGTCGAGTTCGTGAAGGGAGTTAATGCGTTTTTCGTAGTCTACGTTGATAGCAATTTGCTCATCACGTTGCTTTGTTAGGGTTTTATTATCATCTTCGAGCTTGTAAATTTTTCCTGCTTGCGAATCGATAACCACTAGCAATAGAAACACCAAAATAGCCGACCCGCCATAAATTAGCCATTTGTTCATATCACGACTCTTTCACTGATAAGGCTGCGTCACCAATCGGTAACGGTCGGTTGTCAATCGCCACACCTTTCGGATAGCAATACCCCGTTACTCGGGATGTCTCAAACGCTTTGATATTGACAGCATCGGATTGATTACCGCCCAATACCAGTAATGAGCCTGATTCTGTCTTGCCAACAACGAAACCGACATGACCACCTCCAGTACGAGAGAAAGTAACAATGCAACCGTATTTAGGTTCGGATAGCTTCACTCCATAATTCAGGTATGAACGAGAGAAGTCTGAACGCGTGGAACGAATACCCGCACGCTCTAACATTGCATTCACGAAACCAGCACACCATGGCACCTTATCATCCGTTCCCACTAAACCGGACAACTTACTATCTCGCCAGTACTGGTCAATGCGAGGATTCGATGCTGCACCTTTAATTTCGCGTTGACCGATTTCTTTTCTCGCTTCAACAAGCCATTTAGGTTCATTCATCTGACACCTTCCTTAAAAAACGCCTCTCTAATGCGCTAACCACAGCTGCACCAGACCACCCAGCTAAACCTGCTGCTCCACCAGCAATTTCAGCTTGCCAAACATAGTAACTTGCAGCCAATAACACCATTGAGCCCGCAAACATAGAAACAACGACCTGGGCAATAAAAAGCCCAAACCTAAATGGCTCACCTTTCAGTACTTTATTGGCATAGCTTGCAGTACCACCAAAAAATGTCATTACGCCAACCAAGATAACGGTTAGCCAATTTATATTATTAGGTTCTTTATATGGCATGCGCATATCCACCCTCAAAGGAGTGTTCCGTAATTAAAGTTAATAGAAAGCCGCACACAATCCCTGAATATCAATGAAGTGTATGATTAGAATTCTGTGGCAGCGTATACGAAAAAAGCCGCACTAGGCGACTTGTTGAATAAGGTGACTGATATAGCTCAGTCTGGCTGTCTTGCGCTAACAAGACTCTATGGCTACTGGATAAATTGAACTATCCGGAAATTCCGAGAGAGTTGAAATAGAAGGGCATAACGTGGCTATCGCAAGATTGGATAGACGGTTAAGGTGCTCACCCGCAATGTCGGCATTTCTGCTAATGAAAGTTTTCCATTACGATTAATTGCAGCTTATTAAGATTTGACTTAAATCACATAAATATCATTCAGATATGGACAATTTTTTTTGTGATAATTAAATTTACACCCGATATAGTTTTGCATTTTAAACACATTCTCGCTTGTACTATTAGTTGTACCTCCAGCTGGTTTTGAACAACCGGCTTTTTTTGTCCTATTGTGCATGAACACACATGTCACTCTGACCAAACGTAACAGCAAGTCTTATGTGAATTTCAGGCATAAAAAAACCCCGACTGGCGAGGTTTCATTCTATAAGTTAGGTGACAACGTATTCGCTCTTATCACAATATCAATAATTTTGCGTACGCGTTAGTATTTTAATACAATACTTAAACTAAATTTCACAAATGGACCCTACTATGAATTTTTCTTACTCAAAAGAAGATGGATATACTAAAAAATGTTTAGTTAGAGCTTTCAAAGTAAACACATCTAGTACAGATGTGCTTTTCGACCAAATATCTAATTCAGATAAATTTAAAGTTGATAAAGTAATAAAAATAAGTAAAGAAAAACACCTAAAACTTAAAGAGTTTTCAACTAAAAAAGATATTCATTACATGCACTTTGCTTTATATAACCCAAAAGAGCAAGTATCTATAACGCCACCAAAAAAGAATGCTAGCGACTTACTTGAAGTTGAGAACTTAGATAGCCTTCACGCTTTTTTCCTAATTAAAGATAATCATATTGCTTCATTAATGCAGATATCTACCAACTGGTGTGAAAATAAAATTGCTACTATTTTTGAGCAATTTGGCATAACTATCACCCCAACCCCTGTATTAGAGAAAAAAGTAATAGAAAAAATTAAAGAGCAAAAATTTAGAGCTTTGCATATAGATATCGCTGTAGAACAATCTGACTTTGTCAAAGCTCCGTCAATGTTCGCCTCAATATTCAAAAAAGAACCAAAAACTAGAACAAAAGGAATTTCGGGACATCTAAAAATTGATGCCTCTGGAAATGCGGAAATAGCTCAATCTATAGAAAAAAATCCTGCAAAATGGATTGCTGATTTATCATCAGATTTTTATATTGAGACCAAAAAAGGTGAAAGAATCTATGGGGATGACATGAAGCTGACAAAAACCTATTTTGCGGTACCTTATGGTTCTAAATCTATAAATGCAAAATATGCCAAAGAAATTCTAGAGGATTTTGTTGAAAAAGAGCTATAATCAAAGAGACAAAGGGGGCTAACATGTTCAACGAACTTAATATAAAGGGAATACTTGCAACATCATTGAATGTTTTAGCCTCAGCAGCATTTTCATACTTTCTTACTTATAGTTTGACCAATAACAATGATGCATTAAATCTAGTCGCTAACGTATTTTCTATTCTCTCTGGATTTTTGCTGTTAGTGATAACTATGTCTGGTGAAAATTCAACAATCATGAACGGTCTTTCACTACTTGATGCGGCTAATCAAGAAAGGCGTTTTCTAATGCGCTTTACTAAGTATTATATGTTATTTTTGCTTTATATATTGACACTTGCCTTAATTTTTATTTTTTATTTGCTATCTAAAGACACTCAAAATAAAAATGAGTATTTTTTGTTTTTAAAATCATTTATTGGATATTCCATTTCTTTTTTAACATGCTTTTCATTTATTCAATCAACATTTATTCCATTGAAAATAAAAGCATTATTTGAAGAGAAAAAAGAGTTGAGCAAAAAATAAGCCGCAATTGCGGCTTTTATAATCTCAAACTAAAATAAAACATAAACAACCATTTATAAATCCCATAGCTGATTGAAGTTCTTTTCTTATTGTACCATCAGCACATTTCCTCTTTTTAGCTATAGAACGTAACGAAATCCCAACAACAAAATGGGCGATAATTAATTCGTACTCTTTAGGTTGATACTTTTTTAAGCAAGAAATACAGCTGTCTAAAAGTATGCCTTCATCATCATCACATTGAAGGCGAGATTTCCTTGTATTTGGCAATAGTCCTTTAAATCCCGCTGCTATAGGTTGCCAATCAACACCGCTATTTTCTGATGCAGCCCATGCTCCCCAAAGCTCCAATCTTGTTTGAATATCTCTCATGCAATAATCTCCGCCACGTTCCGCATAACGTACTAACCGAACACACCCTGACTGATAGACTGATTTAAAAATTTAAATAACAACATTAACTGACAGCCATTCTCTTGTTCCCACCCCTTCGGATCTTTGTGTAACTCGCTGTGGTGAACTCGACATAGTGGAATAGTAAATAAGTCATGCGCTTTTGTTCCCATACCACCCAATCCGTAACCTATAATGTGATGAGCGTCATCTGCTGTTGATCCACAAACACAGCAAGGCTGTGATTTAACCCATTTCAGATAATCTTCACTTGTCCAGCGTCGAGACTTTGGTTTTTTCATAAAACTTGCTGGTGGCTCAGGATCTACGGTTAAATTTAATACAGCTTTTGATACCCGTTCATCCTTAAACTCGTCGCTGAAGTATTGTGATGGGAGAGATAACCGCCCTGATGCCAGTTCCCTCAATTCATCTGGTACAGGCATCAACAACATTCGTTCCATAAATTCATTTGAATAATGCCCAGGCTTAAACATTACAATACCAATCTCCGGAACACGGATCGGCGTTAATAGCCAAAAATCTGTCATACAACATTACCTATCGGTCTTATCGTTATCTCAAAGCGTCCACCTTTCACAACATCACACCAAGCAATATCCGCATGTTTGACTTGATCATCGTCTTTCCAAATGTTCGCGTGTGTCAGTGCGTCAAATGGGGCTTTCAAATAATTATCAATGTCTCTTCTGTGGCTTGTTGGTGGGAACATTTTTACCGTCACTGAAACAATTCCAGTTATGGCGTCTGATCTCCTCGGTAATTGCTGATAGATCGCTGCTATCGCACTCGCCCGATATCGACGCCCCTTTTCACTGATTAACGTTTTACCTTTAAGGTTTCGCCAGTACGTATTAACGCTTGGAGGAAAGGGCAGTGTTAAGCTTACAGATCCAGACATAGTTGCCCCCCACCAGAAACTATGGAGAATGCCCTGCCGTTTGCATTTAAATACTTGCCCCAATGAGCTTTACGGATGATTTCAGCTTGTTCGATAGTAAAGCTCGCCTCACGCAAGCCACCTTTATGACGTCGAACCATAAAGCCTTTCGCATATAGCGGTTGGCAAATAGGGCAATAGTCGACAGTATCCATAAACCCTGCTGAACCGCAGAAAAAGATATTGCTTTGCCATGTCGCACACTCTCGGCACATTGGTGCATCACAGGTGTGATGTTTTCTTAGTGTTATTATGCTGCCGTTTTCATCCTCTTCGGCATCAAAACCAAGAACAAAATCACATAAAAGCGTTGCCTTACCGCCGCAAAACATGCACTTGTTACTAGCCATTCGATACCACCATATTCCAAATCTTTACTGCTTCGGGCTTATCATTTATCGCTGGACCTTTCTTCCCACAGCCATGGCAATAAACATAAAACCAAGTCCGATACTCCAGTGTTTCAATGTGGAGATCCTCACTCCCACACTTACACTGATAAATTTCAGGAAGCTGGTCTTTCATGCGCGAACTCCCGCTAACAGTTTGTCCAAATGCATCAATAGCGAGCTACCAAGTCCATCAACACAGGCTTTTTTAACAACTATCATTTCGCCCAAAGAATCCTGCTTTTTCTTTTTAGATACCTCTACTGAATGATTGGCTACTGACTGAACTTTTGTTTTTTTCGCCACATACTTATCTAATTTTTTTCTATCACACTCTGATTTAGCCTTTTTTAATTTCGTCACAGCATAAGGCGTTACTCGATAGTGATTAGCAATGGCACCTTTACTATTACGATTGAATTTACCGATGAACTTTACACACCCAAGCTCGGACATAACCTCTAACAATCTAGGTGCTGAATGTGGACTAATAGCGCATCCACTTACCAACATTTTGACGGTGAAATTATCGTAACCACGCATTGCCTTAATTAAATCAATCCCTTGTCGGTACATATAATCTGTCATGCTGCAACTCCTAAAATCGAATAACCAATCTCCATTAATCGTTTTTTAGATACATGTGTTGTCACTCTCTTTGGCTCAGTAAACGGTCTCCAAATAAGGAACATCGACCCCTTATTATTTCCCCGCTTTTCTTTGCCTGTCGTCGGATCTACAAAGTTAATACGCCCATCAATGACAACTCGTATTTCATCAACGCTCTTTAATGCCAGTGAAAACCATGACGTAGATTTATCTTCTGGGACTAACATCACGATCGGCTGATTCTGTTCTAGGTATTGCTCCGCGGCTTTCTCAACCCAAGGCTTGATATTGCTGTAAGGCGGGTTACACCAAATGGCTCCTTTGCTAAACCACTCCTGCTTTAGTGCGTCTTGTTCTTGCGTGAAAAAATCAACACATAACGCATTCTGCTTACTCGCTGCAACATCCAGCCAAAAACCAAATTCTGCTGTCATCGCCTCAAATAGCCACTGAGGTGTTTGATAACAATCTTTGTCTGCTGGAGCTGTATGACTCGCATAAACTGCCATTAGATATCACCTCGCTGCTGGTGGTATTCAAAACACAACCGAATTCGCTTATAACGAATATCAACACCTAAAGATGCCGTAGCTAAATGCATTCCTCGCCTGCGGAGCAATACCAGTAATTTTCGATCCCTTTTGCAACGCTTTCTAAGCTTGCCAATTAGCCACCAACGGCGTAGTTGATGCCACACAGCAACTAAACCCAAAACATCTACACCGTAAATTTCTTTAGACTCGCAGTGCATCATACCGCCGTCTCCCTTGCTGCTTGTTCTGTTGCTCGTTGCCAAATACTTACCCATGCCTTGCGTCCAACAAAATCACTCATACGACGTATGCCAGACTTACCCGCTAGCTCTGCCGCAATTTCTTCGATGCGATTTCGAGGTTTAGAATGGGATCCAATGATGCGAGTGAATGCTTCGTCACGCTGAACTGTGTCGATTCTTACTGTGACTTCACCTGGCTTTCGCCATTTGCCATCAATTCGCACAGGTCTGCCTTGCTGATGCCATTTTTTTGAGCATTGGCAATAACTCTCAAATTTTTCTTCACCAAATACCGTTAACGGTCGGAGGTTATGAGCGTATTCAGGATCATTCAGCCATTTAGCTGTCAGGTAGTCAGAGACTTGATTTAGCTCATCCACCGTATACCCTTCAGCTAACCGAGCCTTGATATACCCCATAGTGGTCTTCTTGCCCTGATAGCTTGAATTCGTCACTTTATTGAAATGGTCTAAAACCATTTTCGCGTCGTCTGGCTCAGCATGAGCCTGACAAGAAGAGTTACTCTCTGTTGTAATCTCTGTAGTATTCTCTGTAGTACTCTCTGTAAGATCAGACCAATTTGACCCGTTCGATGAGGTCATTTTGACCCGTTCAGAACGTTTCATTTTGCGCTTATCGATAAGGTCATTTTGACCTGTTCGAATGGCTTTCGGTGACCTGCTCGATGAGGTCAATTTGACCTCATCGGATAACAACGTATGCTCGTAATTTATCGAGTAATAATTTGTGCGGTCATGGTTGTGTTTATTGATTTGATCAATACTTAACACGCCCAATTTCTTTAAATTAGTAAATGCACGCTTGATTGTTGATTCCGAGAGATACGGAAATTGTTCTCGCCATTCCTCAATGGTGTTATATATCCAGCGACGACCTTTATACTCTATTCCTGATGCCGTTTCAGATAACCAGTATTGAACCTGCTGAAGCAATAAAGCTTCACTCAAACCTAAACGCACAGCCAGCTCTGGAATAACAATTTGGGGGCGAGTTTTCAGTAATAATAAACAGCTCATTACTTCACCCTTGTGAACTCTGACTTGAACTTATACAAAGGTGCGAAACACTCATGCTCATAACCGTCACGCAAGAATATGACCCATTGCTTGACTCGGTCATAACGAATGACTCGAACATGGCGACCGCGCTTATCCAAATAAATACGATTGAGATTATTGACGTCTTCATTGGACACGTTCCCCTCTCCCGTAAGTAGAGTTGAAGTCATCTACTAACCAGCGCATAAACTGGTAGTTGGTTTCTTGATAACCGTTTGGTACTTTAATCTCATAGACGAAACGGTTTCCGCACATTAACGCTCGTACTTGCGGACGACTCGTTAAATTTGCTAAGCTACTCATGCTAATTACTCCACAAATGTTTTTAGCGACCCCGACGCCTCGGACCGCATATCTGGGGCGTCAACCTTTCTAGCTATACTCATCATTTCCCAACCCCATATACCGTTTCTAGTGAGTTAACAAAACCAAGCTCATAGGCATTAACTTTCCCCTGTTTGCGTCTGATTGCAGTGATTTCATCAAGAGTTAACTTCCCATCAGAAATGCATTCCTCGATAAAAATATTTAAATCACCCTGCATCGCATTTAATTTCATGCGGATATCAAATAACTCAACCTTATCAAGTTGCTCTGCTTCAACTTTCGGTGCAGGTACCATCCCATGACGATTCATGTGGTACTCCACCAGCAACTTAGTGCCTGATAGCTCTTCCATTGCTTCAAGCTCATCGTTTTCAAAAAAGCGACAACCGTTTTTTTCATACAACTTATTGTTGAAAGTGGTTTCAGAAATGCCCAAAGCGCCAGCCATTGCAGAACGCCCACCGGGAAATACCTTGCACATTTCTTTCACGACTTCTTTTAGTGTTTGTTTGCTCATAATTAAAATTCCTATTAAAACCAAAGCCACTGACAGAGTGTTTTGCGTGGAGTGGTGTAATGCTTATTAGGATTATTTCGATGAAACCTCTTAGCCTTAAGTGTATGTAGCTTCATCCAGCGCTTACGCTTTGCTAAAATGCGAGGGCTAATATATGAACCCAAAATAATCCCTAACGGGATCATAACTAAAGATATCAATAACATACCGATAATGGATGATTTAAAATGTTCGATGTCCTCTTGAGTAATCTCGTCTTGTTCTTCAAGTCCAGCTTCAGCTTTATTACTTTCTTTTGGGCTGTATTTTCTTTTTTCTTGGGTACTTGGCTCGGTCATTACCTCGCTAGAGCTAGAGATAAACGCAAAGAATTCAACACTATTGCTGACCCTTTGTTTTTGAAATTGGATAAATTCCTCGAAGACTGCAGTGGAGGAATAAGGGATATGCCTAATATCAATAAAGATGAATTTCGAGCTCTCCGCCTTCACCTGACCAAAAGAAAGTGTGTAAATTACAATGCAGCTGTAGATGACTTTTTTCAGGCTCTTAAAGCAAATGAACTTTACGAAGATGATTGGATTTTTCCCATACTCAAAGATCCTGACAATATGATTCCGAAGATTAATAATCTTCTGCGTTTTATAAAGCACCGTTAATTTATTTACGCTGTACATATCTACAATTCCGTTGTTTTCTTAGTAGTTAACTCTGTTAGTTGGTTTTGTTATTGTTTGCCTGTTCCAATTAATTCATAAAGGTCTGGCCTTATTTCATGAGGTAAGACTGCATTGTTGGTAGCTTTCACAATAGACATAACCAATCTTGCATCTACACCGCCACCATGAAGCCATCGCCAAACCGTCGGCTGGCTCACGCCACACAGGTCAGCTAATTTTTTTTGCCCCCCAGCAATATCAATTGCTTTTTGAATTGCTTTGTTTTTCATTTTTTAACCCTTTTAGTATTGTCGTGAGATAAATAATAGCAATGAGTATTAATTTATACAATAGCAATGGGAATTTGATTTTTAATACGCATGACTATAAATTCGCATTCATGAAAACGACACTGTCTGAACGCCTCCAAGAGGCTATGAAATATAGGGGTAACATGACGCAAGGTGCTTTAGCTGAAGCATCGGGTGTTGCTCAGCCCACAATCTGGCGCTTAGTGAATGGAAAAGCTAAAGGATCGGTAAAATTAGTTGATATAGCTAATGCTCTTGGCGTGAATGTTGATTGGCTGGCAAATGGCATCGGCGAAATGGAAGGCCCTAATAGCGAACAAAAGTTTAGACTAGATAAATCTCTTAACATTTCAGTTTGGGATGAGTCTGGCGAAACTGATGATTTCGTCATATCCCCTATGGGTAAGCCATTACCATCTTATCGTGCGTATGTACTGAGCCGTAATACTGGGTGCGCTGAGGCACCGAACGGAAGTATTGCTATCGTAGATACTGAGATAACACCAGGAACGGGGGATCTGGTGATAGCACAGGTTAACAATTCTATTTCTGTATATAAATTTTTAGATGGTGGTAGTCACGGCTTCCTATCAGTTGATGATAACAGAGTGCCATTAATTGAGTTATCCTCTGCACAATTTATCGGTGTTGTCGTCTTTCTTGTTCGTGATTTCAGAAGGTAGCTTGTTTTTTCTTTTTGACTAACAAGCACCTCTCTATACTCACCAGCTCCATTCCTCACCAAAACTATCACCATCGTCTCATTCCTCTCGAATATAACATTATAGCTTTTGGTTACTTACTGTATATTTATACAGTAAATTGTTTTATACTTTATATTCTCAGGTAAAATTTGCAAGAATTATTCTATGTTAATTCTAATACCCTTTCGTATTTTTTTGAAAATGAAAAAATAACCTCTTAGATTTCATTACCATACACATCACACCAAAATATACGCAATATACCTATTGCTATATTTAATACTCGTTGCTATATTTACCTTATCAATACAAACGACTAGGTGGGTACAATGCAAACCAATTCAAATGAACCAATCGTAACCTTTAGTGTGCCAATGTCGCAGGAAGATGCACAAGCATGGATTCTGCAAAAGGCTGCTGAATTCAATACGCTGGAGTCGCTTAAGGCTAAACAAGCTCAGTTAGAACAAGATAAAGTCGAACTGCAGCGCAAAATTGAAAGGCTCGATGATGAGATTTTCGAGCAGACCGAACGCTGTAAAGTCACTATTAGTGCTTAGTTGATTTAACTTTGTGGAGTAATTAGTGGAATGCTTATTTTAACCCGTCGTGCCGGTGAAACCGTTGTTATTGGTGATGATGTCAAAGTCACTGTTTTGGGAATCAAAGGATGCCAAGTGCGGATTGGTATCGAAGCACCAAAAGATACAAGTATTCACCGCGAAGAAATTTATCTTCGGATCCAAGCTGAAAATAATAATGCCGTTGCTAGTTAGTAGTTTTTGGCGGTGCCATGCCGCCTCTTTTTCTAAATATAAATAAGACCATTGGCGTCAGTCCATACGGGTAAATATGTACTTAATTACTGTCAGTGGTCTTATTTATATTTGTGGAGTTAATTATTATGCGGAGATTAGCAAATGAAACGTTTTCCAATTAGCAGTGTAGTTGTATTTAAGGCTGAATTACCAAATGCTGAAGCGCTAGAAAATCATTTAAAAGAATTACCTTTTGTTGATATTCTTGAGTCGCACTCTTTTAGCTATGGCTTTATTCCAAATAAAGTAACTGGTGAATTAGTCACACCAATTGAAGGTGGTTATATCATCAATTTCCGTATTGATGAAAAGATACTACCTAAAGCGGCTATCGCGTTCGAAATAAACAAACGCATTGAAAAACTGAAAGAACAAGGCATTACCGATTATCTTGTGCCTGAAATAAAGCGTATGGCTATAGATGAACTTCTAAAAATCGCATTAACAAAGACAAAAGTTATTACAGCGCTATACCATGTTTCCAAAGGCTTCCTCTTCATATCAACAACAAGAAAGCCAGATTATCAAGCACTGGTGGGTAGCTTAGTTAAAGTTTGTGGCACCGTAAAAACTGAAACATTTAACATCGATGATGCAAAAAACGGTATTACAACACGACTATCAAACCACATTGATAATTTATCGCCTGAAGAGTGTTTTGGTCATGACCTTCATCCCGGTAATTTCATTTTGCTACAACGTAAAGTTGATAAAAAACTTGAAACTGTAAAATACGATGCTGAACTTAATTTAATTCGTGAGCAAGTTAAAGATTCATTAGACAATCATTTCAAAGTAAGTCTAATTGAATTAAGCACCTTTGATTTAATTTTCAAACTTACAGATAACTTTGACTTTAAGAGCATCAAGCCACTAGCAAAAATTGAATGCGATGGTGATAAAGCATATCGATACCGACATACCAATGCTGTATTTATGTTTCACATGGTTAATACCATTGAGCTATTAATTGAATTATTAAAATATAAAGAAAAAACAGAATAGCTATTTAGCCAATACCAAGGAATTTAATTCTCTTTATTAAGAGACGGACTCTTATTATCTAAATTGTGTGTGGAGTATTAATTATGTCTAAAGAACTAACATTAAGTGAATTATTAACTCAGCGTTGTGTTGAGTTTGCAAATAGCGAACAAGCAGTAGAAATTATTGATAAGGGTATAGCTAACTTATTTAACAATGTTGTTGATGATGCTTTTCGTTCTTACGGCGACTTTGGAAAAGCATTTAAAAAGGCAATGGAAAGCGCCCTACCCACTAGCATAGAAGATATGGTTGATTTGAAAAAATACAACACGCTCGTTACTGAAAAAATGCGTAACTCTTGGGAGAAATCAGGAATCGAAACAGACTTACAGGAAAAGGTTGCCGCTTTAGTAAAAGATTTTGTTAGTGAGGAAGAATGCCCTAAATACATTAAAGCTTCCGATTTATGGGAGGCGTTTATTGAAGGTAATGCTAGCAACGCAATTGAAAATGGGTGGGATTCTCCACAGGTATTTTTTGATGATGAACGTGATGGATCTATTTTTGTTAGCTTGCACCCAGATGAGGCCACATCTTCATATAACTCAATAAGAGAAAGCGAATGTGATTATAGATTCTTTCTGAGTAGCGTCCGAGAAGATGGCTATGGAAGCGAATTATTTTTACATGAAGGTCATCAAGTATATGAGCTGTTTGGGGGTAAAGTTAAAGGTAATACTTTAGGCAAAAGAATAATTAACCCATATTCCCGTTTTGATAAATTAATCTTGAACCTCTATTACGGTGGTAGCTTATTAGTTTGGGATGAGTCACCAGAAGATATTTGCTACTGCAATGATTATTAATAACGAGGGGGTTAATCATGTCTAACGAAATTAAATTTGATGCAGATATATTACTCGAATCAGTTAACGCCCATGGTGCTGATGGTCATGTTTACAATGACACAAAAAAACGCGTCTTTAATGGCGCTCAAATACATACATCACCAGTAGTTAATATCGATACTTATCTTGCTGATGGATATATCCAGACAGTTAATTCAGTTTACAGAATTGTTGTATGAGGTAATCAATATGAAAACTCTACACGGGCGCTGTATTCAGCGCTGGAAACTACGATTTAAAGATGTTTGCGATTCAAAAGTTTCATCTTATTTCAGAAAGCGCGACTTAATGGGGTTTTGTCGTGAATCGGGCGTTATTACTGCCGATATGATGATTCAAAATATGGCTGAAGATAATGCTGCCGCAGATTTTCAAGGAGGTAAGTGTGGTTGGTCGCCTGAATGCTCAAAGTTCTTTGACGAGAACCGAGAAAAATACATGACCGAAGCACGTTTGTTTCTCAATGAAGAAGCTACTAACGACGAAATAGACGATTTAATCGAAGAAGAAATTTCAAACTGGAGTTAAAGCTCAGTGTCGGGATATAAAAAAAACCGCCATCTAGGGGTTATTAGATGGCGGTAAAGATTGCTTAGGTATTTCTACTTTCTCTATAAAAGCAATTTAATCATAGTTCATAACATGGATTTAACAAAAAAGTTAGATAAAAAATGCCGACGCATGGGGCATCGGCAATATGCTCAAAAGAAACTATTTAAAGGACGCTCCATTTTAAATGAGCTAAATAGAGATTACATCTAATCCACTCGAAATATAAGTGAATTTTCAGTGAAATATTTTACTCGATAGGATTAGCGTAATAGCGTAATAAATGAATATGAAATTAAAAAAAATGCCGACACATCGGTATCGGCAATAAAATAATGCGAGCTAATGTACTTCTCCAAATAATAAGCACTTAGAATATACACCTGAATTAACTGATACTTAACTCAATTTTAAGTGAAATTTTTTGCTCGATAGGATTAAATTTAAACAGTGAAGAGAAATAAATATGAAGGTTGAGCAATCACAAGTTACTAAGCTAGTAATAACAAATGTGAATAATCATGACCCTATTCATGTTTACCTTGAAGACTATGGCGATAATCGTAGAGGTCGTGTGACTATCAGTGAATTTAGTAAGTCATGGTCATGCTATTGGGGCGGTATGGGTATGTCTCTTACTGAATTTTTATTATGGATCACAAACCAATATTGGATTGGTTATTTGGACTCAAGCCTAGACAAGGAAATTGACGCTGATAATGAAGAAAATATCGCGTTTGTTAAGAAAGAAATAATGAAGTGTCGAAAAAAAAGAATACTAACTGAAAGTGACGCTCGCACCATGTTTGATGATCTCGAATGGATTGAAGATATTAAAGATGATGTTATTAATTGCACTTTTAGTAATAAATATAATGGGTTATTTGGTAATGATCCGTGGAGTGCTCCATGGCCTAAGCAGGAAAATAGCGATTATTGGAGGATGGAGTCACGTTTAAACGCTGTTCGTGAAGCACTCAAGCAAATGAAGGTGGAACATGACAATCATTAAACACCCGCTTATTCGCTACCATGGCGGCAAGTATCGACTTGCCCCTTGGGTGATTAGTCACTTTCCAGATCATCGTTGTTATGTTGAGCCATTTGGCGGGGCTGCCTCAGTTCTTTTGCGTAAATCTCGCTCGGAAGCTGAAGTTTATAACGATTTGGATGATGAAATAGTAAATCTGTTTCGCGTTCTGCGTGATAAAGATCAGGCTGAAAAACTTATCGATGCTTGTCTATTAACGCCCTACTCACGAACTGAATTTAATTGTGCTTATGAAATTTCTGATTGCTCTATTGAACGAGCACGTAAAACGATTGTTCGCGCCACTATGGGCTTTGGTAGCGCCGGTGCAACGAAAGGTAAAACCGGTTTTAGATTAGACACTAAACGTAATTCAGCGACAGCACAAAAGATATGGACACGTGCACCGGAAAACCTGCTCGCTGTTGTTGATAGATTACAAGGGGTATTAATTGAAAATCGTGATGCCATTCAGTGCATGAAAGACCATGATACCAGCAGTACCTTGCATTTTATTGACCCACCCTATTTACATGAAACAAGGAGTATGAGAAGCGAAACATATCGGTATGAAATGGATGAATGGGGCCACCAGCAATTAATCACTGTCGCTGTCCAGCTTCAAGGGAAAGTTATTATCTGTGGTTATGACAACGATCTATATAACAGCCAACTCTCGAGCTGGCGAAAAGAAGTAAAGACAACAGCAGCAAACGGGCATGCTGGTTCAGTAAAGCGTACCGAGTGTTTGTGGTTGAATTATTAGTCTGCATGCGGGCAGATATGTGGAGGTAATTATGTCTAGAATGGTATCTCTAGAAGCATGGGCAAAACTGGAATTCGGTGATGATGCGCCCAGCAAGCAAGTGTTATTGAAGTATGCGAAAGCGAACATGATGGTACCACCAGCCTTAAAAGTTGGTAAGAAATGGATGGTAGATCGTGATTCCCGCTGGGTGGGTATTGTTTCAAAACCTCAATTACCGAATTGCTCAAACGATAAACTTCAAAGGATATTATCTGATGGCAGCTAGACCCCGCGCTCATAAAATCACTATTCCAAATTTGTATCGGAAATTAGATAAACGAAACGGAAAGGTTTATTGGCAATATAAACACCCGTTAACAGGTAGGTTTCATAGCCTCGGCACGGACGCCGAGGAAGCCGAGCAAGTAGCCGCTCAAGCAAATGTGGTTATAGCTGAACAGCAAACAAAACAAATACTCAGTATCAATGACAGGCTTTCAAATATTAAAAATAAGAAAATTGGCATTAGCGTGTCCAATTGGATTGATAAATATTTAGAAATACAGCAAGAACGAATGGACCAAGGAGAGTTAAAGCTAAACTCATATAAGCAAAAAATTAAGCCGCTAAATCTATTTAAGCAACACTGCGGGATGATGTCCTTAAAAGATATAACTGCGCTTGAAGTCGTTAAAATAACAGACGAAGTAAAGGCGCTCGGGCATAACCGAATGGCTCAAGTAGTCAGATCCGTGATTGTTGATGTGTTTAAAGAGGCTCAGCATGTTGGCCATGTTCCACCAGGATATAACCCTGCTCTTGCAACCAAGAAACCTAGAAGCAAAGTGAAGCGAGAGCGCTTATCGCTGGATGAATGGAAGGCTATCTATCAGCAAGCAGCTATGCACCCTCATTACTTACAGCATGGGATGCTATTAGCTCTAATTACAGGGCAGCGCCTTGGTGATATCACAAAAATGAAATTCTCGGATGTTTGGGATGGAATGTTGCACATTGAGCAAGAAAAAACAGGGACGAAAATTGCCATCCCATTAACGCTGAAGTGTGATGCTATAGAAATGACGCTTGGTGATGTGATCTCCATGTGTAGGGATCTTGTTGTTAGCCCTTACCTACTTCACCATCGCCATTCTATTGCTAGGGGTAAAAAAGGCGGGGCAATATCAAATACCTCATTAACGACCGCGTTTAAAAATGCACGTAATAAATGTGGAATTACTTGGTCGAAAGGTGCTGAACCAACCTTTCATGAACAGCGTTCTCTTTCTGAAAGGATATATCGAGAACAAGGATTGGATACTCAAAGATTGTTAGGTCACAGGTCGAAAGTAATGACTGATAATTACAACGATGATCGCGGTAAAGAGTGGAAAATTGTCGTAATTTAA